AGTGTTACAGGACCAACGGCAGGCAGACGATTTATATTTACAAATAATTTAGCAATATCGTGTGTGTTATCTGGTACTAATCCTTTTAATGCAACAGTCTCTGCTGGTGCAACTAATCAAGTGGATAGAGATTCAACAGATAGTTCTTTTAGTTTAACAGGTACAATATCTGGTAATGATGGCAGTAGTAGACCTTTTGCTCTAAAAGATATTAATGACGGAAGTGGTAGCGTCAATGAAGACGCTTATACAGGAACTAAATCAGTGAGTGCGTTCTAATGCCAATGAGAGCTTTGAAATTTAAACCTGGAATAGTATCTGATATTACATCGTACAGTAATGAAGGTGGTTTTGTTGATGGTGATAAAGTAAGATTTAGATTTGGTTTTCCAGAAAAGTTTGGTGGTTGGGAAAAAGTAACGTCTAATACTTATGAGGGTTCTGCTAGACGACTACATAATTGGGTGGCTTTAGATGGATCTGACTTTCTAGGTATTGGCACACATCTTAAATATTATATAGAAGAAGGTCAAACATTTAACGACATTACACCTATACGAAACACAACTGGTTCTGGTGATATTACTTTTGCAGCTACAAATGGATCAACAACAATAACTGTTAGTGATCCAGCACATGGTGCAAACGAAAAAGATTTCGTAACATTTTCTGGAGCATCAAGTTTAGGTGGTACAATAACTGCCACGATACTTAACGCAGAGTTTCAGATAACATCATTAATAAGTTCAAACTCCTATACAATTACATCTTCTGTTGCAGCAAATGGATCGGATAGTGGTAATGGTGGCAGTAGCGTTGTTGGTGCGTATCAATTAAATGTAGGACTAGATAATACAGTCGGTGGAACTGGATTTGGTGCTGGTCAATGGAGTGGTACAACTTCTGGTGCTTTAGCAACACAACTTAATGAAGCATTAGATAATAGTGAAACTGCTATTGATGTAGATGATGAAACTGGAATGAACACAGCTAATGATGTTATTCTTGTAGAAGAAGAATTAATGCTTGTATCAGCAACTACTGATGATAATACGATGACCGTAACTCGTGGACATAGTGGCACGGATGCCGTTGAACATGCCGACAATACCTTAGTTAGACTAGCTGTGGGTAACGCAGATTCTACTAATGACTTTGTTGGTTGGGGTAATGCAGCGAGTGTCACGACTCCTGGAGCACAGATTAGATTATGGTCCCATGATAATTTTGGTGAAGATATAATAATAAATGCAAGAGATGGTGGGTTATTCTATTGGGATAAGACAAATGGTTTAAGTAATAGAGCTATAGAACTTAGTGCGACAAGCACGTATCAAGGTGAAACAAGTGTGCCTACAATAGCAAAACAAGTTCTTGTATCAGATCAAGACCGACATGTTATTGTATTTGGTTGTGATGGATTAGGTGCAAATTCATCAGCTACACAAGGTAACGGTATACAAGACCCATTATTAATACGTTTTTCATCACAAGAAAACCCAGTAGACTTTTTTCCAACTGCTACAAATACAGCAGGTGATTTAAGATTAGGTGGGGGATCTACCTTCGTACAAGCTGTTGAAACTAAACAACAAATATTAGTTTTTACTAACAAAACATTACATGCTATGAAGTTTGTAGGTCCACCATTTACGTTTGGTCTACAAGAATTATCTAAGAATATAACTATTATGAGTCCGTTTTCTGGTATTGCTGTTGAAGATGCCGTATTTTGGATGGGAGTAGATACATTTTATGTATACTCTGGAGGTCAAACTGTGCAACTTCCATGCACAGTAAAAGATAAAGTATTTTTAGATTTTAATTTTGCTGAACGTGATAAAGTCCATGTAGGATTAAATTCTGAATTTAGTGAAATATTATGGTTTTATCCATCATCTGCTGGAACAGAAGTAGATAAATATGTTGCTTATAATTATTTAGAAAAAGTTTGGTATTATGGAACACTTGCAAGACAAGCATGGCTTGATAGAGGTATAAGAAATTTACCACAAGCAACAGGTGGTTCGTTATTATATAACCATGAAGTTGGGTTTGACGATGATGGATCAGCTATGACCTCGTTTATTGAATCTTCTACTATTGATGTAGGTGATGGGGATAAATTTATTTCTTTAAAACAAGTTATACCAGATATCACATTTACTGGATCAACAAGTGTAAATCCTGATGTAGCCTTTACAATGAAATCGAAAAATAATCCTGGGGCTAATTTTAATGAAACAACACAAGTTACAACACAAAGGTCTGCTACAAGTCCAGTAGAGCAGTTTACACAAAAATTAAATTATCGTTTACGAGGCAGGTCTTTTGCATTAAGAATAGATTCTACATCACTGGGAACGAAATATAAATTAGGTACACCAAGAGTAGACATAAGAGAGGACGGTAGACGCTAATGCTTATAACCAGTATTCCTCAATATATTCAAGGTGTAACAAATGCAAAGGTAGATTTAACCACAACGGATCTTACAACTTTGTTCACAGTTCCTGGTGATGCCGATTTTAATGCAGCTATAGTAAACTCTATCTTGGTGTCTGAAGACAGTGGTAATGCTGATACAATAACAATTACATTAACAAATGGTAGTGATGTATTTAATTTATTTAAAGTAAAAGCTGTAGGTGCCAATACAACGATTGAATTATTAACAAAAGATTTAATCTTACAAAGTGGAGAAATATTAAAAGTACAAGCTGCAACTGCAAATAGATTACATGTTATAGCAAGCATACAAGAGTTATCAAAAACAAGAGTTACAACAAGTGCAATATCGAGAATATAGATAAAAGGATTGTAAAATGAATTATTATAAGTTATGGTATCGTCATGATTGCTCCGTATGAAAACCAAGCTAGAGGGTTAGCAAGTTTAGGTCGGTTTGAGGACACTTATATTGTTCATGCTGCCGAAGGTGAAACAGTTATTCCTAAAGAAGTTCTAGCAGGCAACCCTAAACTAAAACAAGATATATTTAAACAGATGAGAGCAGTTGGTATAGATCAACCAGAGAGTTATGTTGTTGGTAATGCTTTTAATTCTATTAACCCTAACACTGGACAGCCAGAATTTTTCTTTAAAAAGTTAAAAAGATTTCTTCCTACGATTGGTGCAATAGTTGGTAATATTATAGCTCCAGGAATAGGTGGTGCTATCGGCTCTGGTCTTGGATCATTGGCAGCAGGTGAACCTATAGATAAAGCTCTTATAAATGCTGGTGTTGCTTATGTTGGTGGAAAATATGTAGCACCTGAAATAGATAAAGGCATAGCACAATTTTCTGGAGGAACTGTTCCTACAGTAGGTTCAACAGTAGGTTCAGGTAGTCCGTTTACAGTTGCTGCAAAAGCAGGAGTTGATGGTGCAGCAAGCACTGCTCCATCATTTTTAAGTGGTGCAGGAGCAACTATACCACAAGTTGTAACTGCAGGATTAAGCCCAGCAGTAGGAAAAGAACTAGCTAAATTAGCTGAACCTATAAAGTCAGAAGACGAAGGAATGTCTAGACAGCAAGTAGTAGATAATTATTATGCTGCATTAGCAAGAGGTGAAAATCCTGAATTACCACCTGAATTAACACCTCCACCTCAAGATTCTTTATTTGCACTAGAAAAACAGCGTGCACCAACTGATCCTAAAAAATTATTAGCCGACGTTGATTATGAGGCTTTATTAAATAATGTTCTTAGTAGACAGATGTTTTTAAATGCTGCTGGAGGAGGATATATAAAAGGTCCAGGAACACCAATAAGTGATTCTATTCCAGTAAGAGTTTCTAACACAGAATTTATAAACACAGGAAAATCAGTAGCAGGGGCTGATCCAACAGGACAAAATAACCCTGATAAAGGTGCTGTAGTTATGGAAGGTATAATGAGAGCTTTCGAAAAAAGAGCAGATAAAAATGCGAGGATGGCATAATGGCAACAACTGAACAAACCGTAATAAATAGACAAGCTCCTTTTTTAGAGGACTATGCTCGTAAACTTTTAGAATCAAGTTATCAAAGATCACAAGATGAAGTAGATGTACCAGCTATAAAAATAGCTGGGTTTACTCCTGAACAACAAGATGCTGTTGAAGCAACTAAAGAGGGTATTGGAACTTTTCAACCTTTTTTACAAGGTGCTGATCGAGCTGTTACAGATGCGATTAGTAGACCATCTGTAGATCAAACATTTGGTGCACAAGGTATAGCTTCTTTTATGAACCCTTTTACACAAGGTGTAATAGATACAACTTTAGCTGATATAGGAAGACAAGGACAAATAGCTCAAAACCAACTAGCTGCAGGAGCAGTAGGTCAAGGAGCATTTGGTGGATCAAGACAAGCTATTGCACAAAATGAACTTGCATCAAGCATCTTGGATCAACAAGCTAAAACAGCTGGTCAGTTAAGAGCAACAGGGTTTGAATCTGCTTTACAGCAAGCAAGAAATTTAGCTGATGCACAAATACGAGAAAGAAGTTTGTTAGGTCAATTAGCAGGACAGCAAGCAGGATTAGGTGGTTTACAACAACAATTACAACAACAAGATGTAGCAAGTTTATTAGGTATTGGGTCATTGCAACAAGGACAAGCTCAAGCTCTCCTTGATGCTGCAAGACAAGGAGATTTACAACAAGCCTATGAACCATTTCAAAGATTAGGCTTTTTTAGTGACATACTAAGAGGAGTTCCTACAGCATCACAAACAGTAACAAGTACAACAGCACCTACTCCTTCTCTTCTTTCTCAAATAGGTGGGGTTGCTGCAACAGGGTTAGGATTAGCAGGTCAGTTAGGATATAGACCTTTTGCAAAAGATAATCGAGGACTCGGTTCTTTAAATTTAGGAGGTAGTTCTTAATGCAAGAAAGACGAGGAATACCTTTTGGTTTATTAAATCTTCAAAATGATCCTATGTTTCAAACAGCAGGTAAATCTAAATTTTTACAAAGTAACATAAACCAAGTAAATCAAAACGATTTAAAACAGTTAGGAAAAGAAAGTATAGAAAAAAACTCAGCAGGAGTATTAACTAACGATCTTTTTAGACAAACAGAGCCAAAAGTAGAAAGTTTAGCTACCGATAATAAAGAAACAGTTGACTCTAATTTAACAGGTTTATACGATGGTAGTGGAGATATAGGAAAGATAATGGGAGCATTATCTAAACTATCAAAAGATAGTAAAGCTGATAAATTATATCAAGACTTAATAAAAGAAAAAACATCACCAGAAGAAGCAAAAGCAAAAGTAAATAAATTTTTTGGTATAGATAAAACAGAAAAGACACCTGCATGGGCAGATGCTGCTTTAGCAATAGGTGCTCAATTATTATCACCAGCAAAACCTGGAGAAACAACATTACAAAAGTTTGGAACTGCTCTTGCTGCAGGTGGTGTTGCTGCAAAAGCAAAGAAAAAAGAAGAACGAGCAGAAGATCTTGCTATAAATAAACTTGCTTTTGGTGTTTATAGAGAAGATGTAAAAGCTAGAAAAGCATTAGCAAAGCAATATGCAACTTATAAACAAAAAAGATTACAAGATACAACTAAACTTGGTCTAGATTTAAGTAAGTTATTTTTTGATAAAAAGAAATTTGAATTAGAAGAAGATAAGTTTGCTGAAACACAAGGTAAAAATTATGCTAAATCTGTTACTGATACAGTAAAAACTTTTCCTGAAGAAGTTCGTGGTAATTTATTCGATGCGATACAAAAAGACAAAAAGTTTTTAAAAGGTGTCGAATTAAAAGATGTTCCAAAATCAATTTTTGCATTAGCTAAAAGTGCAGGAATAAAAACAGATAATATAAAAGGATCAGATATTGTAAAAAGTGAGTTTAAAATTAACACTAGACCACAATTCGAGGCATTAGCTAAAGCCTATCCTGATCTAGGTTGGGGTGAATATGATACATCAAAAACATATATATTAAGAGGCTTTAAAAATAAAACAAAACAAGCTCTTTTTACTCAAGCTCCTAATTTAGAAGTAGAACCAAAGAAAGAAAAAACAGGATATTTAGGGTTACTAGAAGAAAGAATGAAAATAAAGAAAATGGTAAACCCTAGTCAAGAAGATTTAGCTAACTTAAAATTAATTGAAGATAAAATAGCAAAAGAAACGAAGCAATCAGACGATAGAACTGGTTTAAGAAAAGAACAGGATAATTTACAAGCTCTTGAAAGAGAAAAGCAAACTGTTAATATGGGTGGAGCAGGTCGTTCTTTAGATGTAATAAATAGAGAAATAACTGAAACAAGAGGTCGTATAACTAAATTAACGACTACAGAAAAAACAGGAACATATTTATCTCCAGATGGTTCTTTTTATAGTGGTCCTGTAGGTCCAGGAGGATTAGACGAAGTAAAGCAACAAAATACGATAAAAGATTTAGAAAATAGACAAGTAAATTTTGTTCGTGCTGCATACATTGGAGATAAAATTTTATATAACCTTGCTCGTCCAGGAGCAAAAAAGAATGTAGGTTTATTTGAAACTTTTGCAAATAGAGTTGTTGGTATCTCTAATCAAATTACAAATTTTTCTGGTATAACAGAAGAAGAGCAAGCTAAATACTCTGGTGAAAATATAGATAATTTAATTCAAGGAAACACTGGTAATACAAGTAAAACATTTGCTGCATTTAAAAAAGCAGCACAAGGAAACCAAAGATTAATGTCTGCCGTTATGGATTATGCATATGCATTAGCAGGTAGCCGTGAAACAGGAAAACTAACAGATAAAGACGTTGCTGCTGCATTAAGAACATTAGGTGGTGAAGATTTATCAGAAAATGCATTTTTTACAAACGTAGATAAATTAATTACAGGTGTAAGTAGTGCTTTAGATTTAGCAAATAATAATCTAGGTGTTGCTATGAACTTATATTTAGATAAGTCTTATAAAATGGAAAAGAAAAGAAATCCAGATGCAAATGAAAACGATTATATATTTGATCCTGTTGCAACAATAAAACGTCTATCGCCTGATAAAACATTATATGAACGTATTTTTTCTGGCAAAACAGATTTTTCTCCTCAAGGTTTATCTTATCAAAAATTTGAAGAATATCAAAAACTTCATGGCACCTCCTCTAATACTGAGAGTAGTAATGATGTGAGGGTGGGTGGTAATGCTTTAAGTCAAGTTGTACAATTAATCAAAAACACTAGAAAATTTGGCGTTAATCAAAGTGGACAATTAACTCAAGAAGCATCAGATACAATAAAAAATTTATTAGGAAATTTAAACACTGAAGATAGAGCAAAAGTTAAACAAGAGTTAGGATTAAGATAAGTGTCAGATCCAATATTACAAAATATTTTTGATGAAATAGAAACTAGTAGATTAAAATCAGCTAGTTCTTCAGTTCAAGGAATACAAAATTTACCTACTGCTGCATCGGGATATTTAGAATCAAAAGGTATTCTTAGTCCAACAGAATCAGCACTTATGGAAGAAGGTATAGATACAGTTGGTTTTACTGATACTAGTTTGAAATCGGATACAGAACTAGATATGGAACAAGCAGGGATCTTGAATCAAGGTGCTCCAACATCGGTTCGAGCATTAATAAGTTTTGGTCAGGTATCAGATCCAGATTTACAAAAGAAAAATGTCTTATTTCATTTAAATAATTATTATAAAGAACAAGGACTTATAACCGATGCTTATGACTTTGGTTTAAGAGTTGGACCTCAAAGTGGTCGTTTAGAATATAAAGATCCGTCTAATCAAGGAAAATATAATGTTCTTGATCCTGTTGGTTTAAAAGATATGATGACAGGAGATTTAGCTGATTTAGCAGGAGATATACCAACTATATTAGCTGAAATAGGTGCTAGTGTAGGAACAACATTTATTCCAGGAATAGGTCAAACAGGTGTTGCTCAAATAGGTGCTGCATCATTAGCTGCATTAGGAACAGAAATATTAAGATTAAAAGTAGCCAGAAGTACAGGTGCTTTATCACCTGATGTAACAGATGATGATATTTTAAATACAGCATTAAATACAGCTAAGTGGAGTGCATTAGGTGGAACAGGTGGAATGCTACTATATAAGTTTGGTAGACCCTTTTTATCTAAATTAGGTTTAGTTCCACAAGGATTACGTTTTGATTTAGATGAAGAAAGTTTTCTAAAAGCCTATGATTCATATACTAAATCTGGAGCAAAAGAAAGTGCAAAAGAAATAGGGATAGTTCCTACTTCTTCTCAAGTTGCAAAAATAGCATCTGAAGATTCTGGTCTTTCTGCTTTAGAAAAAACACAAATGGCAAGTCTTTCTGGTAAATTAGCAAAAGAAGAAAAACTTGTTGCTACTTCTCCTGATCTTGAAACTGGAGCAGCGATTACAGATCCAAGTTTATTCAATCAAATATTAGCTAAAGAAAAATTTGAAGAAACAGCAGGTAAAGGTATTGATACTGGAGCAGAGATTACTGAAGAAACTTTATTAAAACTAGGAGAAGGTGTTCAAAAGAAAGCTGTTCAAAACGCAGAAGGATTAAAGTTCGAATTAGAAAAATATACAGATCAAAAATTAATAGATGTAGAAAAAGGTTTAGATGATTTAGTAAATTTACCAACTAATGTTGCAGATGCGTCTACTATAGGAAAGACGGCACAAGAGGCAATACAAGAAAGTTATTCTAATACACAAAAGAATTTTGATAAAGAATATGAAGGTTTATATAAAGCATGGGAAAATAAGACAGGTATAAGTATTGATTCTACTATAGTTGGTCAAGGAGGAATAAAGCCCTCTGAATTAGCTACTGAAGTTGTAAAATTAAAAAAGACTTTTAAAGACAGAGCTTTTGTAAATTCTGAAGAAAGAGCATTAATAGATAAAATATATGACACTTTTATACTTGCTGAAAAAGGTTCGGCAGTAACAGTAAAAAACATTTCTTTACGAACATTAAACGAAAACCTAAGAGATTTAAGAAGATTAGAAAGAGGAGCTTATTTAAAATCTCTTTCTGGACAAGATTCACCTTATCCAGAAACACTTTCTAAAATGGTAGATGCTTTAGAAAAAGCTAGAACAAGAGTTATAACAAGAAAAAATGCTCCACCAGAAATGGCAGAAAAATTAAAAGTTCTTGATGATGGTTTTGCAGATTTTGCTAAGAAATTTAGAAATGCTAAAATATCCTCTATAGCTAAACTAAGAAATGCAAGAAACCCTGAAGTTGCATTTAATACTTTATTTAAACCAGATCGGACAGGAAAAACAGCCGTTTTAGAAATTGCTAGTGAATTAAAAGCTAATCCAAAAAACGCTGACTTAGTTGAATACATAGGCGATACTGTTCGTAAAAAGTGGCTAGATACTGTGGTAAAAAGAAATAAAGATGGTCAGATCATATCTATAAATCAAGCAGCACACAATAAATTTTTAGATGATTATAAATCAGTTTTCGATGAATATTTATCGCCTGCAGCGAAAACGGCATTAGATTCTGGTTCTGTTCGAGAGTTTGCAGATCAAGTAGTAAAAGTACAAACAGAGAAAAAGTCTATATACAATCTTATAGAAAAAGATTTAAGACTTGCTGGTGGACAATTAGATAAACCTGAAACTTTATTTGATTTAGTATGGAGGCAAGATGAAATCTCTCCTTTTAGTAAGGCTATGCCGTTAATAAAACAAAACGACGAATTGTTAAAGACATTTAAATCTTTAGTTTATAGAGATATGTTAGATCCTGTTAAACAACATGTAATACCAAAAGGTAATGTAATGATTCCAAACTTAGAGTTATTAGTTCCTTATGTTCAAAAGAATAAAAATAAATTGCAACAAACTTTTGGTGATCAATATGTAACCGATTTAGAAAAAGTTTTAACAGCTTTAAAACCTGCATTAGCTGATGTTAGTCCACAACAAGCTAGACAGCCAACTGATCTATTAACAACTTTTGCTAGAAGTGTTGTTGGTGTGTTTACTCGTCCAGGAAGAATTTTGACTTTTATAAACAAAGTCAGAGGAAGAGCAAAGGAAGATGCTCTAGTACAAGGATTAATTGATCCAGATAAATTAGCAGCAATGGCAAAAGCATCAAAACTATCTCCAGGACATTCTGCAGCTATTCAAACATTAGGAAGAATATATTTTGGAGGTGATAGATCTGCACCTTTTGACGAAGATATGAATGTACCAAAACCATCTTCTGCAGAGGAAATATTAAAAGAATTACAAAATAGGTAACATTTATGGTTATTGCAGAAGTTCTCACTGGCATAGCATTAGTCAAGAAAAGCGTTGACTTTATAAAAGAAAATATCTCCACCGTTCAAGACATACAAGGTATAGCTAAACAAATAGATGGGTTCTTTGAGGGTGAAGCTCAAATGAACAAAAAAGGTGGTAAAGTTGGTATA